GATCATGTTATTTTAGATAGGTTTTTTCCTGTGTATCAAGCGGATACACATCACAGAACAGAAGAGGTGTTGAAGAAATTTAAACCATACGCAAAACGTGCGATTATTGTTGAGTCAGACGGCAACTGGTCAAAAGAGCAATGGGCTTGGTTGACCAAGACAGCCGAACGAAGAATCAAAATCTCAGGCGAATGGAATATGTTTCTGATAAAACTGGAAAACTTATGAAGACGTTTAAGAGCATCCGCGAAGCGAAGAAAAAAATGCCAGCAGGTGAGCATGTCTTCGATAAGAAAGTGAATCGCCACACGGTGATGATTCACAAAGATAAAAAAGGATTCACTGTCTATATTGACGGTGACAAACTAGACACTTATCGTTCTCAGAAAGAAGCTGAGAAGATGGGTGTAGCTTTCGCTAAGGAAATGTAAATGAAACTTATTACCGAATATCATGAAAACGATTTGACGTGTCTTGTTGAGAAGAACGAGAGCGGAGAAAAGTCTTATATGATTGAAGGTATCTTCGCGCAAGCAGAACAGAAAAATAGAAACGGACGTGTTTACCCTCGACCCATTATGGAAAAAGCTGTAAAAACGTACGTTGATACACAAGTTAACAAGAAGCGGGCTGTGGGTGAACTGAATCATCCCGAAGGTCCTACTGTTAACTTGGATAAAGTTTCTCACCTCATCACTGATCTTCGATTCGAAGGCAATGATGTGGTAGGAAAGGCACAAATATTGGATACTCCAATGGGCAAGATCGTTAAGGGATTGCTTGATGGTGGCGTTCAACTAGGCGTGTCAACTCGTGGCATGGGTAGTCTTGAGCAAAAGAATGGCACTATGTACGTACGAGAAGACTTTATTTTAAATACTGTCGATATCGTACAAGATCCGTCTGCGCCGGCAGCCTTCGTTAATGGTATTATGGAAGGCGTCGAGTGGGTTTGGGAAAACGGTGTTATTCAAGCACAAGAAATTGAAAAAATGGAGACTGAAATTAAATCGGCTCCGACAAAGCATCTCTATGAGACGCAAGTTCGTGAGTACAAAAATTTCCTCTCGTTGCTCAAATCAAACTTTAAGGAGTAAAACATATGTCTGATCTAGACCAAAATGTTGAGCTTCCTATCGATGAGGACAACCAAATCGAGGAAGCAAGTGCTCAGAAGATGCCTGTTGGTACAGAAGACGAATCTATTGCGTCTGTAGATAAGACTGACGCTCCTGTTAAGAAGGCTCCCGCTCGTAAAGGGGATCAATCTAAGCAGGATCCGATGCCTAAGACCAAAGCAGGAATGCTAAACGCTATGTACGGCAAACTGTCTGCAATGAAAAAAGCAGACCTTCATGCTGTGTACAGCAAGATGGAAGGTGTTGAAGTGGACGAAGATGGCGAAGCAATTGAATTGCCCGAATTTTCGTACACCGATGAACTCGACTCTCTTGTAGAAAGCGAAGCAACTTTGTCTGATGAGTTTAAAGCGAAAACTGCTGTGATCTTTGAAACTGCTATTCGTTCTAAGCTGTCCGAGGAAATCGAACGCTTAGAAGATGAATATCAAACTCGACTTGACGAAGAACTCGATGCTACTCGCACCGACCTCGTTGAGAAGGTTGATAGCTACCTCAACTACGTTGTTGAGAACTGGATGCAGGAAAACAAACTCGCTGTTGAGACTGGCTTGCGCACTGAAATCGCTGAAGATTTCATGGGCAAACTGAAGGATCTGTTCCTTGAGTCTTACATCGAAGTTCCTGAGTCTAAAGTTGACCTAGTTGATGAACTCGCGCAGTCTGTTGAAGAGCTTGAAGAAAAGCTTAACACTCAAACTGCATCAATGCTTGAAATGTCTGAGCGCGTTGAGACTTATCAGCGTGAGGCAATCATTCGTGAAGCCTCTCGTGATCTCGCTGAGACTCAAGTAGAAAAGCTAAAGTCTTTGGTAGATTCTCTTGATTTCGAAGACGAAGATTCTTTCTCTCAGAAGGTTAAGACTGTTAAGGAGTCTTACTTTAAGAAGGAAGTTTCTGCGACTGAAGAAGAGATTGTTGAAGACTGGGGTACAAGCACACAAGAAGTTTCTTCTGTGATGGACATGTACCTTTCCGCCATCAAAAAATCTAATAAGTAAGGAGTACTAAGATGACTGTTCAAGTATCTTATGACAAACTCATCGAGAAGTGGAGCCCAGTTCTCGAGGAAACGTCTGCTGGTGAGATCCAAGATCATCACCGTAAGGCTGTAACGGCGGCTGTTCTTGAGAACCAAGAGCAAGCATTCCGTGAAGAAGCCGGAATCATTAACGAAGCACCCACTAACACCAACTTCAGCGCAACTGGCGCCGCGGCTGGCGTAACTGGTGCTAACTGGAACCCCGTACTGATCGCTCTGGTTCGTCGCGCTATGCCTAACCTCATGGCTTACGATCTCGCAGGCGTTCAGCCCATGACTGGTCCTACTGGTCTGATCTTCGCTATGAAGAGCAACTACAAGACTACTCGTGGTGGTGCAACGACTGGTGACGAAGCATTGTTCAACGAAGCAATCACTCCGTTCTCAGGCGACTCTTCTGTATCTCAGTCTGGCGGTCCTTCTGGTCTGTCTGGCGTAAGCGATACGGACGATGACTCTTCTATCGTTGACTCTGGTTCGTCTTACGTACCAAGCGTTGGCGGTGCTATGCCAACTGCTGATGCTGAAGCACTCGGTTCTACCGGTTCTGCATTTGCAGAGATGGGCTTCACCATCGAGAAGGCAACCGTGACTGCAAAGTCTCGTGCGCTGAAAGCAGAATACAGCCTTGAACTGGCTCAAGACTTGAAGGCAATTCACGGTCTTGACGCTGAGACAGAGCTGGCTAACATTCTGTCTACTGAGATCCTCGCCGAAATCAACCGCGAGATCATCCGTACTATCAATGCTCAAGCCAAGATTGGTTGCCGACAAGCTGGTCTCCAGACTGCTGGTATCTTCGATCTTAGCACTGACGCAGATGGTCGTTGGTCTGTTGAGAAGTTCAAGGGTCTGTTGGTTCAACTTGAGCGCGAAGCGAACGTAATCGCGAAAGAAACTCGTCGCGGTAAGGGCAACATCATCGTTTGTTCTTCTGATGTTGCTACTGCACTTGTTGCGGCTGGTATGCTCGACTACGCTCCTGCACTCAGCACTAACCTGCAAGTCGATGACACTGGTAACACCTTCGCTGGTGTACTGAACGGACGTACTCGCGTCTACATCGATCCGTATGCCGTTGCTGACTACGTAACTGTTGGCTACAAGGGTACTAACCCATATGACGCTGGCGTATTCTACTGCCCATACGTACCTCTCCAGATGGTACGTGCGGTTGGCGAGAATGACTTCCAGCCACGGATCGGCTTTAAGACTCGTTACGGCATGGCTTCTAACCCATTCGTGGGTAGCTCGCCTGCAGACGGTCTTGCGTCTAACCGTACTAACCAGTACTACCGTATCTTCCGCGTGGACAACATCCTCGCCTGATACAATAAAAAGAATCTCTCAAGAGATCATTTTTGGGGAGCCGCAAGGCTCCCTTTTTTTTATGCATAAATACGAATGCCACGGATGGTGACATCATCTCATGGAGAGGCTAACTCAATAGGAGATGAACGCATGAAATATGTTTTAGCATTTGCTATGTTTGCATCCATAAATGTTGCGGCTGATACTGTGATCTATTATGATGACGGATCAACCTACACACTAGAAACCGGGCAAGAAGTTTACATTTCTAATAAAGGAGTGTTCAAAGCCACAGGTGGTCTCAACAACTGGCTATCAATCAAACGATTGAAACCATGGTCAAAAAGAGATTACACTGGACCTACTCAAACTGAAATTGATCAGTGCGAAACGGGCTTAGGCTTTGGTCATGTTTCTTGTCCTCCAAAAGAAGAACCTGAAGAAGAAACACAGCCATGTGATGAACTTGGCTTCGGTGGGACTTGCTCTGGATAATAAAAAAGGGGCTTTCGCCCCTTTACTTATTCATCCCAACGATCATCGTCTTCGTCATAGTCACCATCATTATCGGTGTCACAGAAACGTTGCCATGCAATCATATCAAAAGTTAGACCTTCATGCCACGGTACATAAGCTTTGCACCACTCATGAGAGCCTACGACCATAGTATCAGTTCCGTCCGGATCTGGTACATAGTCACGTTTTGTCCAAGGCTCTTGAACACGAAAAAAAGTGTCTTTGTTTTTCATAATAGAACGCTTAAACAAAGCACTGTTCGGCGTGCTGATATAAATCTCTTGATTATCTTCAAGAGTGTATGTTGAACCATCATCGTAGTTAATAACTGTAGCACTAAGCACGGTGAGCGGCGTTAGTGCGATTAACGCGAACAAGTATTTGAACATAATAGTTCCTCATTTGACCCCGGCGTTCCTAGCTGCCATATCACTCACGCTTTATCCTTGTGCGGTCGATATTATTTATATAAATAGTAAGGCTTATAAACTACTTGGGAATACCGATGGCTGACTTCACATGTGATCCTACGTATCTTGCGCCGACAGGCTTTAAAGTCGCGCTTGATCGAAAGAACTATCCAAACATTCAGTTTTTTGCACAGCAGGTGCAACACCCTTCTATGGACATGAATGCGACTGAGGTGCCTTATCGAAGAGTGGGCAATATTGTCACGCCAGGTGATACGCTGTCATTCGGCACTGTGTCTATGGACATTCTGATGGACGAGAACATGAACGTTTATCAAGAAATCTACGACTGGATGAAGCGACTGGTTGAAGAAGAACACAAAGCAAATACTGGTAGAATGCGCACGACCGACGCAGACGCTCAAGCCTCGTACTGCGACATTCGAATCTCAGTGCTGACAAGCCATAACAATATTTCAAGAACAATTCGGTACACAAACGCATTGCCGACTAGTCTAGGAGATGTGACGTTTGCCGCAACCCAAGACGGACAATATATCACATTTCCTGCATCTTTCCGATTTGATTATTTTGAGCTAGTGTGATATAATACACTTCGTGTATCTTATCATACAGTAGGTGTATATTATGAATTTAGAAATGATTCTACAAGAGTGGAAGCAAGATTCACAACTAGAGTATAACAAACTTGATGTCTCTTCGCAAGAGACGCCAAGACTTCATGCGAAGTATCTTGAGTTATATTCTAACGCAAAATTGAAACTCAAAGACGCTGAGTTTAAACAGAAGATTTTGCTGAAAGACAAGTGGCTTTATTACAACGGTAAAATGCCAGTAGAGACTGTTATCGAAAAGGGCTGGAATCCTGATCCGTTTGACGGTCTAAAAATTCTCAAAGGCGAGATGGATTACTACTACAACAGTGATCCAGAGATCATAGCCAGCGAGGGAAAGATAGCATATATAAAAGAGGTAGTGGATACTCTCAAAGAAATATTAGATCATGTCAAGTGGCGCCACTCAACCATCAAAAATATGATTGACTGGAAAAAGTTTGAGGCAGGATTCTAATGGACGTAGGACTACTAGGACTACTTGCAGTGTTTATGTGCCCGATGGTATTCGGTGGCATAACAATGTATTATTCACAGAACGAGATCCACCAAGAAACATTGGATCGATGGCGAAAGCAAGGATGGAAAAATGATCAGTAAGATTGGTTATGCGGTAAGAGACTTGTACGAGTTCTTTTTTAATTTGAAAATAAATCCACTGAGACACATACCGAACGAGTTGACTCAGTTCATTCTCATGTTCTATCTGTCTGTGATGTGGACAGTGGCGTTTACATTCTGGGCAGGCTGGACAATTTATTACGGCATCTACAGTGTTGCCGGGCATCTTGTGCTACTTGGTGCGTTCTTCATCACTGCAATAACATTCCGTGACGCAGAGAAAAATCCGCACCTGTGGAAGTAATTAAGTTACGAATGAAAGACTATGCGATGCTTCAATTGACGGAGTGTTCGCCACACATAGTCACTGAACTGTCCGAGCATTTCACATTCGAAGTGCCCGGCGCTAAGTTCATGCCTGCTGTCAAGCGCAGAGTTTGGGACGGCAAGATTCGTATGCTTGATCGAACTACTGGGCAAATCAATGCGGGCTTGTACTGGGCAATCAAAAAGTTTGCGATGGAGCGCGGCTATGGTATTAAGGTCGAAGAAGGTCCATACGGCTATCCATACGCGACCAACAAAGTAAATCACCTCAAAACAATTGAGTGGCTTGACTCGCTCGATATGCCTTACAAGCCACGTGACTATCAGTACGAAGCACTCACACATGCAATCAAGTATCGTCGAGCGATTCTGTTGTCACCTACTGGCTCTGGTAAGTCTTTTATCATTTACATGTTGATGCGATGGTACTTAGAGAATCGACAGGCGGGTAAAAAGATTCTGCTGATTGTTCCTACAACATCTCTTGTAGAGCAGATGTACTCAGACTTCAAAGATTATGGGTTTGATGTTGACAATAATTGCCATAGAATCTACAGTGGCAAAGACAAAGAGACAGACAAAGATATAGTCATAACAACGTGGCAGTCCATCTATAAACTGCACCCTGTGTGGTTCCATGAATTTGGCTGTATCTTTGGTGATGAAGTGCACGGATTCAAATCGAAATCGCTCTCATCGATTATGAATAAGGCTGTAAACGCTGAGTATCGATTCGGCACAACGGGCACACTTGACGGCACACAAGTGCACAAATTGGTGCTTGAGGGTTTATTTGGTCCTGTTCATCGTGTGACTACAACGCATGAACTTCAACAGAAAGACACACTGGCTAAACTTGATATAGATATACTATTGCTTCAGTATTCTAAAGAACAGTGTAAAGAAATGGAGGGCAAGACCTATCAAGAAGAAATTGACTTCATCGTCTCAAACGAGCGACGAAACAAATTCATTTCAAACCTTGCGGTCGATCGGAACGGAAATACGTTGGTTTTATTTAACTTGGTGGATCGTCATGGCAAGGTGTTGCGGGATTTGATCGAAACAAAGTTAAAAGATGGACAAAGACTCTTTTACGTTTCTGGCGAAACCAAAACCAGCGACAGAGAACAGATCAGGAATATTGTGGAGAAGCAAAAGAATTCTATTATACTCGCTAGTCTGGGTACTTTCTCCACTGGCATTAACATCAAAAATATTCATAACATTATATTTGCGTCTCCTTCAAAAAGCCAGATCCGCGTCTTACAATCAATCGGAAGAGGATTAAGAAAATCTGATGACGGCACAGACACACATTTGTTTGACATTGCCGATGACTTACACTGGAAGTCACGAAAGAATTTCACACTGCTACATAGTGCTGAGAGAATTAAAATTTACAATAACGAAAAATTTCCTTACAAGATAACACAAATAGGTGTATAACATGCAATTCGAAAACCTAGCGCAGTTTAAGTTTAGTAACGGACAAGAAGTTGTGTGTGAAGTGATGGAGTGGCCACAGAATAAATCTGAAGATATCATTGTTAGAAATGCGATGTCGATCATTATGGGTGAAGATCAAGACGGCGATAGAGTTTACATGTTTCGACCATGGGCGCATTACTTAGAAGCGAACGATGAATATATTTTAGTAAATACTCTTCATGTTGTGAGTACAAATCGTCCAAGTGTACATCTTCAAGAAGAGTATAAGTATGCTGTGGGTGAAATGCATAAGCACAGAAAGCAAAGAGATTTAGCGGCAAAACAGCAAGAACTTGAAGCCTTTGAAAGATTGCAGAACGCCATGGTAAAAATGATTGAAAATGATTCTACTGGAATCTTATCAAACGTGCTACCATTTCCTAAGCGCAATGACATACTGCATTAGTATATTCTGTCGCCCTGCGCTGGGAAATAGATTTTAACACGATTTTTTTGATCTGTCAAGCTTTTTTTATAATTAATTTTAGTTTATAATGGTAACAACATGCAAACTGTGAGTACTGATTTATGAAAGAAAACAAACCACACTACGTCAACAATGCTCAGTTTTCTGAGGCTGTTGTCGAGTACGTAAGACACGCCAACGCTGAAGTTTCAGCAGGCAATCCCAAACCCATCGTGCCGCACTACGTTGCAGAATGTTTTCTGAAAATCGCAGAAGGCTTGTCTCATAAGGCCAACTTTGTGCGATACACGTATCGTGAAGAGATGGTCATGGACGCCGTAGAAAACTGTCTCAAAGCCATCGAGAACTACAATCTTGAAACTGCTACGCGAACAGGCAAGCCCAACGCATTCGCATACTTCACGCAGATTGCATGGTACGCATTTCTGCGCCGCATCGAGAAAGAGAAAAAGCAACAGGACGTTAAACTCAAGTTCATTGCTGAGGCAGACATTCAAGAGTTTCTAGATCACAGCGGTGAAATGGATCACAGTGATGATACCACATTCTCTTTCATTGAAGAATTGCGCTATCGAATTGACGCAGTGAAAGAAAGCGACCGAATGTTCAAAGAATATGCCTCAAAAGAAAAACGAAGACGTAAGGCTAAAACTGATTCAGACTTGACACAGTGGTTATAAATGGAGTATACTTGTATGTGGAAGTATGAGTGTAAGTCGGGCACGTACACAGAGACGAGCCTACTTGCTTTGTTATGGACTATCTTTACTCACCGTTTGCATCATCTGATCGAGGACGGTAAGTTTACGGACTAATATGAAAATAGCATTGCTGAACGATACGCATTGTGGCATCCGCAATTCATCGGATATCATGATGAAGTATCAAGAGAAATTCTATTCTGAAGTATTCTTTCCTTATCTGCTAGAGAACAACATCACCAAGATTCTACACCTTGGTGACTACTACGATAATCGAAAGTTTATTAACTTCAAAGCCCTTGAACACAATCGTAAAATCTTCCTTGAGAAGTTGCGTGAACATAAGATACACATGGACATCATTCCTGGTAACCATGACGTATTCTATAAGAACACGAACGATCTGAGTTCGCTGAAAGAACTACTCGGTCATTACATGGCTGAAGTTCGTATTATCGAAAAGCCAACTGTCGTTGAGTATGATGGTACGCCCGTTGCACTCGTGCCATGGATCAATGATGAGAACGAGGCAGAGACCGAAAAGTTTCTGAAGACGTGCAAAGCGTCTATCGTCGGCGCTCACTTAGAGTTAGAAGGCTTTGAGATGCAAGCAGGCATTCCATGTACGCATGGTATGAGTGCAGATGATTTCAAAAGATTTGACACAGTACTCACTGGTCACTTTCATACGAAATCGAATCACGGCAACATCCACTATCTTGGCTCACAGATGGAGTTCTTTTGGTCTGACGCACACGATCCGAAGTACTTTCACATCTTCGACACCAAGACTCGTGAACTGACACCTGTACAAAACACCGTCACACTCTTTCATCGGCTGTACTACGATGATACAGTAGAGAAGGCTGAGTACAAGTATCGTACGGGCAAACTGCCTGACATTACCGACAAGTTTGTCAAAGTGGTTGTGGCTAACAAGTCTAATCCAAAACTGTTTGAACACTGGCTTGATCGTATTCAATCGAAGCGTATCCATGAACTGAAGATCGCAGAGAACTTCGAAGAGTTCGTTGGCTCTTCTGTTGAAGATGATCGAGTATCTGTTGAATCGACTGAGCAACTACTGAGTAGTTACATCGATGCCGTTGAAACGCCTCTAGACAAGAATCACATCAAAAAACTTGTCCATGAGTTAATGATAGAAGCACAGACAGCAGATATCGTATAGAAACGCACCTGCCGTATTACCAGAGGTCTGGTGATGCTTGACACACTACTTTTCGGTATGATATAGTACACATATGATTAAATTTACAAATTTGCGTTACCGTAACTTTTTGTCTACGGGCGATCACTTTACTGACATTTCTTTAGATCGTGCTAGGTCTACTCTAGTCGTTGGACAAAACGGCGCTGGCAAATCGACAATGCTTGATGCGTTGTCGTTTGCCCTTTTTGGCAAAGCACATCGAAACATCAACAAGGGTCAACTGGTCAACTCGATCAACGGCAAAGCAATGGTCGTCGAGGTCGAGTTTAAAATTGGTCCGTCGAATTATAAGATCGTTCGTGGCGTCAAGCCCAACAAGTTCGAAATCTGGAAAGACGATGTGCTGATCAATCAAGACAGCCACAACAAAGAGTATCAGAAAATTCTTGAGCAGAACATTCTGAAACTAAATCACAAATCATTTCACCAGATTGTGGTGCTCGGCAGTTCATCTTTCATTCCGTTCATGCAACTACCTGCACAGCATCGCCGTGAGGTGATCGAAGACTTGCTTGACATCAACGTGTTCTCTAAGATGAACACCATTCTCAAAGAACGCATCTCTATTCTGCGAGAGCAAGAGCGAGCTAATAAAGTTGCGTTAGAACTGATTGAAGAAAAGATCAAGACGCAACGTGACTATGTTGCTAAACTAGAAAAACTCAGCCGAGAACAGAAGACTGAGCGTCTGAAAGAAATTGCTGTACTGCAAGAGTCTATCACAACTCTTGGTCTGGGACGTGTCTCCGTGTCTGAAGATCAGATGAAGAATCTGAAGAGTCAGATGGATGAGCTAAATAGTAAGATTCGTGAGGTCGAGAAGTTCGACACACAATTCTCTACGAAGCAAAAGGCACTGAACAAAGAGATTAAGTTTTATGAAAATAACTCCACTTGTCCCACCTGTGACCAAGGTATCGAGCCAGAGGTTAAGCAAGCAAAGACTGAAACAGCGGCTAGAAAGTGGGACGAATTCGAAGAAGCCAGACACCAAGCCGCAGCCCAAATCTCCTCACTCTCAGGTCGACATCGAAGTGTAGAAGAAAACATTGCGAAGATTCAAGAGCAGTTGAATCGTGAGTTTGAGATTAACACACAGATCGCACAGGCTCAAAAACGAATCGAGCAGTTACAGCGAGAGGTTGATAAAGTTGAGACCGAGACTGACTCTGTAGAAGATTCACTTTCGCAGTTAGAGATTTACACCAAAGAAGAGCAAGCCCTAACTAAAGACAGACGCCAACTGTCCGAAGAGGGCGCGTACAATACCGTCATTACAGAACTGCTGAAAGATACTGGCATCAAGACCAAGATCATCAAACAGTATTTGCCTGTGATTAACAATCTGGTCAACAAGTATCTGCAAGTGTTGGACTTCTTTGTGTCGTTTCATCTGGACGATACATTCAAAGAATCGATTCGGTCACGTTATCGTGATGACTTTTCTTACGACTCATTCAGTGAGGGTGAGAAACAGCGAATCGATTTGGCTTTGCTGTTTACATGGCGCATGGTCGCTAAGATGAAAAACAGCGTAGCCACGAATCTACTGATTCTTGACGAAACGTTTGATAGTAGTTTGGACGCAGACGGTGTGGATAATCTGTCGAAGATTCTTGAGACACTAGACGAAGACACCTGCGTATTTGTTATTTCACACAAAGGAGAAATGCTAGACGGTAAGTTTGATGAAAAGATCGAATTCGTTAAATCGAAAAACTTTAGTAAAGTCGCTTGACCTCAAGCGCAGAAAAGTGTATAATCTATTGAAATTAACGTGCATAAAAGTGCGAGGATATTATGGAACTAACTGAAAAGACGTTGACTGTTCTGAAGAACTATGCAACGATCAACCCTAACGTTGTCATCAACAACGGCAACGTGATCAAGACGATCTCTGAGGCTAAGAATGTTCTTAGTTCTGCTGAGGTTGATGTAGAATTTCCCAAGCAGGTCGGCATCTATGATCTGAGTGAATTTCTGAGCGTGTTGTCTCTCGTTGACTCGCCTCGCCTGGCGTTCGAAGACAACAACTTTTTGATCAGTGATGGTAGCGGGCGCACTCGTATCAAGTACTTTTACTCTGATATAGATATGCTTACTGTTCCCAGCAAAGACATTGTGATGCCAGAGTGTGAAGTATCGTTTGCTCTGGATCGCGAGACGTTGACTCGTGTGAAGCGAGCGGCATCTGTTCTCGGTCACACTGAGATGTCTCTATCTGTTGTGAACGATGTTCTACAATTGTCTGTGATTGATCAGAACGACAAAACTTCTAACGTGTTCTCTATCGATGTTGATGGTGAATACAAAGATCCTAATTTCAACTTCGTATTCAACATTGCGAACTTGAAGATGGTTGATGATGATTATCGCGTCGATATCTCATCTAAATTGATTTCTCATTTTGTCAATGAGATTAGCGGTATC